AACTATCTAAACTTGCCATAAGCTTTCCAACTCCAATATAGCTGCACCCATTTGAGTAATGGCTAAATTAGGTTTATCAAAGCCGTTATACATCGCAACCAATGAAAGGCCGTCGCACTCATCAAGACCGACGCGGGCAATCGCTAACAACGTGCCAGATACCGCCCATCGTTTGCCGACCTGATTAGTATTTGGTGGTCTGCCTGGGGTGAAGTAGCACTCATGTTCAAGAAGCCCGCCGGTAACTTTAAGATTAATCAAGAATGATTTTGAGCCATTTACTAGCGTATGCTTAAACCAGTTTTCAAAAACCTGACCTTCTAGCGCATTAAAAGACCATGCAACGTTAAACGATAACCAGCCTGAATCGGCCTGTAATCTAACCCGCAAAGGCCCGTTCTGAACATTATTTCCACGAACTAATGATTGAGGACTAATGCCATTAGAATTATTTAAAACGCCGGGTAAGGCGCAAGGATAAATTTCAGGCATCTATAATTTCCTCTCGACTCTAAAGCCTTTCTGAATTGATTGAGCAGGGAGGCCGCGACCACTAGCAAAGCTTTGGTTCATTTCTTTTTGGCCTTGTTTAACACCATTACTTACCATCATGGTAATTTCTTCTCGGCTTACGCTCATGCTATCAACCTCGAATGGTACGCCGTTATTGATTATGTTTACGTTAGGCTGTCCCCCACTTGTCCCTTGAGTCATTGGCGAAACTTTGCCCGCCTTGCCGGTAGGCAGTAGGAACTGTTTGCCCGACTGCTCAAGTATTTCAGGTACTCCGGCCTCATTTATTGGCGTAGCTAAGTTTGGTGAAGATTGCCCGCCATGACGACGACCACCACCAATCGACAAGCCAGCAACTAAGCCAGCGCTAGCATAACCGACTGCGCTGATACCTCCCGACGTTGCAAGGTAACCAAAAAAGCCACCACCCGATGCCGCCGTTGTAGCGCCCGCCGCATTCGCTGCAACTTCCGTGGAAGCTATAATCTGAGATACTTGAATTGCTTTCATTGCTACAAATGCCGCCTTAGCCGCCGCGTTACCTTCTTCCATGCCCTGTTGAATTATTCCGCTAGCCTGACCAATTAGGCCGCTTAAAGCATTTAGACCGTCAAGTCTTAACTGTTGTTTGTCTTGCTCAGTTTGTCTTGCTGCCTCGACTTCTTCATCGTCTACCCTTTTCCATTCAGATGCCCGCCATACATTTAGCGCCGCCTCTGCCTTCATTCGATCCTCAGAGCCTAATTTAGTGGTGCTAAGTATCGCAGCCCTAAAGCGTAACTCTTCAGCTTCCATTTGTAGGTTGGCTTCTTGAGTCATCGCAAATCTTAGTTCAAGTTTGGCCGCTAAAGCTTCCAACTCTTCAGGCGTTATTTTTACCGGACTATCTGCCGCTTTCTTTGCTGCATTTTCTCTTTGTCGTTTAGCTTGAAGCTCTTCAGAATTCTTTTGAAAATCGAACAAGAACTTTATTCTATCTATAAGGATGTCAGTCTGCTGTACTTCTTTTTGTAGCTGTAAAACTCTGGTATCTCTGCTTTGTTGGCCTGACCTTGTCGAAATCTCCATTTCCTGCAAGGCTATAATGTCCTTGATAGTTTCAGCCCGCTCCTCTTGTGCAAGCCTTAACTGTATCTCCATTTTTTCTTGTCTGGACATTTCATTACTTAAAAATTTAGCACCTTCAGCCATTTGATTAATTAGGTTCGCTAGACTGTTTGTAAATCCTGCCGCTGTGTTAAGTTTTCCAACTGCTACCAGTAAATTATTTTCAAGAGCTTGCGCGGCCAACGCTATTGATTTCGGCATTTCTCGAAATTGCTTATTAGTCTTTTCAGTAGAATCAAGAATTGCTTTAAATACTTTATCGGATGTTAGCTTACCGGCTAGCATTTCTTTACGCATTTCACCTAGCGACAACCCCATTTGTTCGCCTATCGCTTTGGCTATTTCTGGCGCTTGCTCGATAATAGAATTAAATTCTTCAGCCCTAAGCACGCCGCCCGCTAAGCCTTGTGAAAGCTGGGTTAATGCTCGGCCTATCTCTTCACCTGAACTACCACCAATCGCCCCAAGCTTTGCGAGGGTGTCGGTCATCGTTATAATTTGTTCATTAGTAGCGCCAATATCTTCACGAATAAGACTGAACCGCTCAAATATTGATGCAACTGTTTTGATTTCAGAACCAACGGCGCTAGCAGTACTCACCAGCTTTTTAAAAGTCTTCTCGGCACTCGCTGAAGATCCCGTAAAGCGCTGTAATCTTCGCTCCATGACCTGCAAGGCATCGGTTGCAAGTGTTAGCCGTCTAATTGCATCAAAGCTGAAGGCGGCAGCAATGGCAAGCCCTACGCGCTTAAATGAAGACTCCATTTTACCGGAAGTTTTTTTAACCTCACGCTCTGCTTTTTTAAGTGGTGAAGTGTCAGCCGATAACTTTACTTCTAATTCCCCAAGCTGCATCGCCATTTTATTTACTCAATAGTGGTTTTAATAATATTAACACAAAAAAAAGACCGTCCTAAGACAGCCCTTTTTTCTGCAAGATTTCGGCTAGCCGTTTATATTGGTCGTCAAAATCTTGCTCTGTTTTTTCTTCCGGTATGTCATTCTCATTTATACCGTTCTTAATTAAAAATGCTGATTTAATACACTGAAAATCAAACATGTTTGAAGTATTGAAAAACTCCAAAGGCCCATCCATACCAAGCCACGCTTCCTTAAACTCATGGACTCTGAACCGATAACTTGAGACATTATCCCCTTGGTTATTTCGCTTCTGTCCAATTGCTGCTTTTTTAGGCTACCCACCATGCTGTAACTAAGCATCATGCGTGCAATCATGGCCGCCTCTTGTAAGCCGTGACGATCAATAATACTTTCTATTAAATCAGGCTTATCGGTTTCAAGAACTTCAGCCGCATCTTTAGTATGTAATGATGCAGCTAAGACGTTTTTAATCGCTTCCAATGGTAAAGCGCCGGTAGAAAGCTCGTTAAAGATACCAGCCAAATCATGGCCTTTGCTCTCAAGCTTTTCCAGCATCCCAAAGTTACCGGCAAAACAATATTCCGTTTCACCGTCTTTGATGTATTCAAGGTTGTTAGCCATTAAACAGGATTCGCAACAATGCCACCAACCGTCATACTTGTTATAGCATCATAGGTTAACGTAATTAATGAGCTTGCCGAGTAACCGCTAGGGACCGTGAAAATATGCTGCTCACCTGCCGGAATAACAATGGCAATATCTGCCAGTGCTTGGTTACCGAAAGGAGGACAGTTTTTAGTTGCGATAGGTGGCGTGATGGTCACTGTATGCGACGAAGCATCACCATTGTTCACAACAATAATACCGTTAACACCTGTCGGAAATGTATCGCCCGCGACATCAGCCGCTACCAATAATGAAGATAATTCTATGCCTGTTTTGTCAATTGCATTAAAAGCTAATTCAGCCATTTTACGATGCTCCTACTTGAACCATTACATCTGCACCGCTTTCCAGTGTTGCAGTATCATTTAAAAGCCCAGGTGTTGAACCTGAAAGCTCAATGCTTGTTACGTTAAAAACACCTTCAGCAAAAAAGGCAAAGCTTGGATCTGTTGAAATAATACGGAAATAACCGCAACGATTGCCACTCGTTGAAAGCTCTAACAAGCGCTCAAAGTTAGTGATATTAAATCCTGTTGCTGGGTCAGTTGTGCCGGTTCGTTTATCTGCAACGCCTGAAATATTAATAGTTGCTTGGCTAAACCCTGTCCATTCAGCCTCGGTATAATCGCCGGTAGTTGATGAACTTGTGGTTTCTTCAGTCGGGTTGCTAAAACTAATTCCCCGATCTTGAACGCCTCCAATAACTTCAAAAGTTAATTCGTCGTCCGTTCTGATTAATAGGGCTAACTCGCGACCCTTAGTAACATTTGCTTCTGACATTATATTGCCGTCCTATAAGTTGAAAAATTCACGCTATAACTATGTCTTTCATTTGCATCCTTCCCAAGTGGGCCAATGCTTGAAGACGGTTCAAAGCCTTTGTATTCTGTTGTATTGATAGTAACACTTTCAGATAGTGTAACCAAAAAATCACTAATTGCCTTTATTCTAGTGTAAACAATATGCTTAGCTTGGTTCTTTTCACCTCTCACTAAAATCTGTACGCTCGGTTGTTCGTATACTTCTTTTAAATCTGAAGGAGTGCCAACTCCATCTAATACGAGCGTTTGAGCATCAAAGCCTATCCCCCATTCACCGCCAAATAAATCAGTGCCAAGAACGCCGAACGTGTTGTCGTTTAATAGTGTAGCGATGTCGAAGTGTATAGCATTTGTAGTCATATCTTAGCTCGCTTTTGAATTACGCTAAGTATTTCAGGAATGTTATTTTTAACTGCTTTCTCTAAAAATTTATTACCTGTTCCTGGCTTAGTCCAATTTGTATCGCTCGGCATTTCATGGACAAAAGGCGCGTAATCAGCAGTATAACCAATGGTTACACTTAACGGGCCTGACTGTTTAGAGAATGCAGAATTGATTAAAACCCCGAAATCTACCGGCGCAATCTCTTGCGACTCACCTTTAATAAATAAACCGGCACCAATCAGCCCTTTTAATGTCGCGCCTTCAATCTTCTTAATTTCTTTATTAAGGTTAGCGATAACATTATCAAGC